CTTGTCGAACACGCTATCCGCACCGCAAAGGCTGCGATAGCAAACAGAGCACCGTCATTGGTGTGACTCTCCAGCACCCTGGGCCGAACCTCCCTTCGGCCCAGGTGAGTTTTCCGGCTCCAGAACACCCTCTTTTTAACACGAGGAAATACCATGCCGATCCCAACACTGACTGCTGCTGCTCCAAAGAAAAAGTATGAGCTTTGCCCTGAAGGTTCATATCAAGCCTGCATCACTCGCGCTTATTACTGCGGGACACATGCCAACAAGTTTGACCCCAAGAATCCGCCACAGAAAAAGATTGTCTTTGCTTTTGAGCTGGACGAGCCATTGTCTGACGGGTCGGGTAATCATGTCATGAGCACGACCGTGACATTTTCGCTTAACGAAAAATCTGGACTCACCAAACTGCTCAAGCCAGTCATGGGATCCAGCTACCCTGATAAGCCTGGTCAGAATCTGGATATCAACAGCCTGCTGGATATGCGGGTAATGGTGGGTGTGACTCACTCTGTCAATGGCGACAAGACTTATGCCAACATAAGCGGCCTGACACGGGTGCCAAGAGGCATGGTGCCATTCAACCCCAGCATGGACTCATTTGTCTGGTCATACGACGATGCTGCTGATAAACGAGTTCCTGAGTGGGTCACTAAGTTTGCGGCTGAATGCAACGAGCTTGGTGGCAATAAGACTCTATCAAATCCTGACCAGACTCGCACAAATGGTCACGCCTTTGATCCACATGATGAAGTTGATGGGGTGCCTTTCTGATGGTGACTTCTCTGCAAATCATTTTTGCTGCCAGAACAGGTCAATCTGTTCTGGCGGGATCTGAGCGAGCCAGGCACCGCGAACGACTGCTTGCAGATATGGACGGTGTGAGATCAGCCGATCCGGCATATCTGAGAACTCACAATGTCCGCTGGCGGAAGTTGCTCAATGCCGAGCTGCTCGCGACCAGGGCGACATTGAGGGCAGAACATCCAGAATGGACAGAAGAAAAGCTGGATTGGGAAAGTTCTCCTTACTCACCTGAAAAGCTGGTGAGTGTTGGTAAAGACAAAGACGGCAACGATTTTCTAGTGAGTGAATCACAGGCGCTAGGCCGGTGGTCACCTTACCCAGACTCCAAGGATTAATCATGACCAAGACAGATTTAGAGTTCATTCACGACGAGATGGACAGGTTCAAAAAGCAAACGAATCCGATCCTGACCATTTCGCCAGGCGAATTTCTGGACGACCAGGAATCGGCAGTTGTGGAACGGTTTGCTTTGGATGTCATCAGAGCTATCAGAGGCTTTCGAGTCTCATCCAGTCGAGTGGTTTTGCCCAAGGTTGTGTCTGTGGACGAGTGCTGTGATGAATCAATCCCGTCAGGCCGCTGAGATTTGGTGAGACTTGGACCCCGGTGACGCATAGCGGTGGCATCTGTGGCGAGTTTCATGATCGCGATCAGCAATGAGCAGATGTCAAACGGGATTCATGGACGGTGATGGTGGCCAAGGATGGCAATTTGTCGTGTCTGGTACCTGAGAGAAATGGCCAATAAACCTCGAGGAACTCTCTCTTGATTCCGGTTCGAATCCGGATCACGACATGTCAGGGGCCGACCGATATCGAGCCTGCTGACAGACTCCTAGTTGGTCGGATTCGAGTTTGTTCGTGGGCAATCAGCCTGCCGAACTCACAAGGATACCAGGGGGAGTTGACCTATCGGTATTCAATGCGACAGCCGGGGGCTTCAAAACCCCCGGCACCCATACACAACACATCACGGAGGTTACACATGCTCGTGCTATCACGGAAGAAGAATGAAGTTCTCATGATCGGCGACAACGTCAGTATCACCATCGTCGAGATTCGAGGCGACAAGATCAAACTTGGAATTGTTGCGCCTCCAGATGTCACGGTGGATCGGCTGGAGGTGTGGAAGGCAAAGCAACGAGCGGAAATAATAAGAGAGTTAAAGGACAATTAATGTACGAACTGCGGATAGACCAAATTCAAGTACTTGAAGAACTTCAGTCGCGTGCTTCCACTCATTGGGAGCACGTTGACGAGCTTGTTGAATTGCTCCAATCCGGTGGACAATTCAAGGAGCCTCCTGTTGTATTTCGGCAGGGGCATGATGGAGATGAATACTTTTTAGCTGACGGTTTTCACCGTGTTCATGCCTACAAAAAGGCTGGAATTGAATCCGCAATCTTTGATGTGCGAGCTGGTGGGACAACTGCATTCAGACGTGCAAAACTTTATTCAATTCAGTCAAATATTACCCACGGTCTCAGGAGGACACCCGCCGACAAGAGACGCGCTGTCGAAATGCTTCTGGCTGATGAGGAATGGTCAACAAAGTCAGAGCGATGGATCGCTGAGACCGCTCAAGTAAGTCCACCTTTTGTAGCAAGCGTAAAACGAGGTGTAAACGTTTACACCTCGCCCGTATCAGGGGAAGCAACTCCCGAATACAAAGCGGGAAAGGATGGAAAGAAGTATCCAGCTAAAAAGCCACCAGCAAAGAAGTCTGGACCCACATATCACTGTCGGGAATGCAAGCAAACATTTAGAGAATCAGAGGGTGATTGCCCACGGTGCTTTCCACCAGAGCCTGAGACGGTTGGATTTGTCCAGGCTGAAGACCCTGAGTTCGAGGTTACTTTTGCTATGGTCTGCGGATCGTTTCAAAGGAGAATCTTCGATGCAAGGACTCAGTGGACTCCTGATCAAGCCAAAAGGTTGAAGATAGAGATCAACACATTCTTTTCATGCGATGTACCATCTGAGTACAGGGAGGCGCTGTAATGAAGATGCAACCTGATATGCTATCATGCCTCAGATCGTATGTTGGACGGGCAAAGATTAAGCCGATCCAAGGTCTATGTGAATTCATAGACAATAGTTTAAGCGCTGGATCAAAGACAGTTAAAATCGTGTTTCACGAACACGTCATCGAAGTAATTGATGACGGCAAAGGCACTAACACGCCTGAGGATATTTTGACACCATTCAAGTCTAACGGAATGGACTCAACGTCCAAGTATGGTATCGGTGCTGCTGGTTGCGCTGTCGTGCTCTCTGATTGGGGGCGATGCATTGCAACGTCCAGCACCGGATCAGGATCAGATAAAACTTGCATTATGGATTGGGAACCTTATCACTTAAAAACAAAAGGTGACGTTGAAATAACGCAAATGCTTACTGAAAAGTCAAACCGCAGCACCGGCACTACTATCACGATCGAGTTCCAAAGGTTGCTATCAATTGATCAACACAGGAAGCATATTGAAGAGATTGAGTTTAGATATTCCACTTCTTTGAGACGTGGAACCATTATTACATATTCCTTCAAAGGGAAAGAGACTGTACTAAAGCCTTGGAATCCTCCAGAGCTTTCCAAAAAAGAAACGCATGTCATCAATCATCCGCAGTTTGGACGGATCGAACTGCTCTGCGGAATCGTCAAAGCAGGGCATAAAAACGAGCATCCGGGATTCAATGTCTACTGGGGCAAGCGAATCCTGATTGAGCAAGAGAGTGGCCCTTGTGCGGTCTACGAAGCGAGCACATCGCGAATCTATGGCGAAATCATTCTTGACCACAACAAATTTCCTCACGTCAACACATTGAAAGATGGTTTCAATAACGATTTTGATCCCTCTGAGCTATGGGAGCAAATTGCAGAACGATTTAAGGACATGCTGATTGCGGCCAAAACGGAAGGCGTTTCGATGGAGCTTGAAGTTCTGTCGAGAAAGGCATCCGACTTTATCAACGGTGTCCTTGGAAGCGTTGATCTTGGCAAAGAGAAACGTGACCGGCAACCAGTTCCATCTCGAGGCCCAGAGAATTCAGAGAAGACTGAAAAAACAAGAAAGACCGCTGAAAAGGTTTCCGGTTCAGGAGATGTCAGGCCACGGAATAAAACCAAGGGTTTGCCTATGCGAATCAACCTGACTCCAAACACGACTTTAGATGAGTCGTTTAAATGCCAATACAATGCCAAGTTCTGGGACGTTCAATACAATCCTGATCGCATCCCAAAACAGATACTGAAAAGCGAAATTCTTGGAATATTTTCTTTGCCATGCATCGCACAAGCCTGGGCGAAAAAGTGCGAAGTTGACGAGAAAGGGAATATGACTTTGCCAAACTTTGGGAATAACAGTTTTGAGCTGGTCTTAACTGGATTCCTTCAAGCATTGATGCAACAGAAAAGTCTCTCACTTGTTGGATGAAAGGATACTCATGAACATCATCAACGCTCCATCCGTCTACCTGGTCGGCAAACAAGAACTCAACAGTCTTGATTGTGCCGAGTTCTTGGAGGCCCACGGAGTCGAATACTGGAACAGCGACACCGACAATGCTAGCGAGCACCTCGTGGAGATCGCTGGCCGATTGTGCTACATGAGCTTTGCCAAGCCTCGACCAGGTGGCAACAAGGCTTATATCGACCACATCTTGGAAGTGGGCCACGGCTCAGTTCTCGAACATGCTGTTTACTCGATGATATTCACCGGTGTCTCACGGTCGCTCACGCACGAGCTGGTGAGGCATCGTGCTGGCATGAGTTATTCGCAGCTCAGTCAGCGATATGTGGACGAGTCGGACTGTGCGTTTGTTGTTCCGCCGAGCATCACATTAGAAAGCGAATCCGGTGCATGGTGGGCATCGTGTGTCGGTAGGGCTTTGGGCCAATATCAAGCAATGATTGAATCTCTTGAGATGCGTTTTGCTGACATTACAGATAAGACTTTGAAACGCAAGAAAATCAGGGAAACCGCTCGCTCTGTCCTCCCAAACTGCACTGAGACAAAAATCTTTGTCACAGGCAACGCCAGAGCATGGCGGCACTTCCTTGAACTGCGTGGCTCGATCCATGCGGACGCTGAGATTCAACGGCTGGCGATTGCAGTCTTGTCAGTGTTGCAGGCTGAATCACCAAACCTGTTTGGAGATTACACGGTGACGGATCAAGGGATTGAAACGAAGTGGAGGAAGGTATGAGTGCAATAGCCTTCACTGTCCTTGGCAAGCCATCGCCATCAGGCTCCAAAAAAGCATTCCAGCACAGCAAGACCGGAAGGATTGTTGTGGTTGATACGGCAAAAGGGAAAGCTAAGTGGCAAACGCTGTGCAAGCGAGCTGCGACCGCAGCCGTGAAGGAATCAGGCTGGGGGTGTGCATCAGGACCAATCAATCTGCAAGTTCTGTTTACATTTGCGAGACCTAAAGCACATTTTCGGACTGGCAAGAATTCAGCCATCATGAAGCCGACAGCACCATTCTGGCACACTCAGAAACCGGATAGAACAAAGCTGTTGCGGTGCCTGGAAGATGCTTTCAAGGGTGTGCTCTGGAAGGATGACAGTCAGGTGATTTCGGGAGAGGCTCGCAAATGTTGGGGCGATGAGGATTCCGCTTTTGTCATCGTTGAAACTGTGGAGCAACCAAATGAAATCCAAGCGAGCTGAGATCAGGTTTTCGCGAACTGAAATGGAAGTCATGCCACAGCATCAGTTATTGGAGCTGAAGCGAACTGGCACGGAATATGAGCGCATGCACGCGAATGCCATCCTGGATGATCGCTCAAATGGCAACACATCGAATCACGGATATCCAGCAATCACCGAACTGATGGCCAGTGCCAAAGGCCAACGGAGTGTGACGGGTATCGCAGTGAAGCAAAATCGGTACCTAAATGGATATCACCAGAACAAGAAAGTGAAACATGCTTATAGGGTTTCGCAAATTGACATGGAGAATGATGCATGAGCTGTCCTGATTACTACTTGTTGGCCAGTGGTCGCGAGTTTATCGACTTTGCCAACAACGAGCTGAATGCCTGGTTGAAACCGCGAGTGAGCCATGAGGTTTACCACTGCATTATCTCTGCAATGGAACACAGGTTTCGACGTGGGAACAAAGAGGGTGAAGCTGAGACAGATCAGGCGGCGGAAGCGTTCTGGCTTTCTCAAGCGATAAGAACGAAAGACGAAAGCAAATACTTTATGAATGAAATCATACCAGTGGTTCTGGCTATGGTGGACACAGAGAGGCGCAAGAAAGATAAGAAGAGGCAAGCACAATGATTGAGCAAAGATGGTGCACGACTGATGGCACAAGCTGGACCCTATCCCACGGAAAGTATTGGGCGCATATTGAGTTGTCTTTTGACAACACTAACTATTTTGCCAGCACTGGAAGTCTGAAAGACAGACCGCCGGAAGAACTTTCTTGGGATGAGTTGAACGAAGGCTCTTGGGCTGGCGAATTTGACTGCCTAAAGAAAGCCAAAGCGGCATGCATTCAGCATATCACTAAAGCGATTGACGAGGTTACCAAGAGCTTACAGGTATCACCATACGAAGGCATCTTTGACAGGGAAAACTATGATGATCAATCTTGATGATATCGCAGCTATACAACACGGTGAAGGCAAGGCGGTTGCCATTACCCTTTGGAATCGTTTGCAGGTCGTGGACAAGGCGTTTCGGATGATGGCGGCTGAGTTTGATTACTCTGGCCTGAAGGGCGACAAGATGTACAAGGCGTACATCGAGTTTGCAGAGGCAGGAGGTACAAAATCTTGAGCACCCTATTGACGGTCGGTGGGTCGTGTGATTATCGTCAAGTCATGAATGAACCATTAGGTTCAGACTCGATCGCTCCCACGGATGGGGAAATCGACCAGAATATCACAAGGCGACTTATCCGCTCGATCCATGGCGTACAACCTGTTTTGATAGGTGTGGACGCATCTGGTTGGACGGAAGGTACGCCGAATCAACCCTGTCCTCATTGTGTTGATGGGCGGAAGGTTGAGCAGCATCGTTATGCAATTTGCTTATCCTGCACCAGAGCCAGTAAACAACTGGATCAGGCAATCAAACGAGCCATGACAGAACAAACGGAACTCATGGCCTTTTGGGCCAAGTTTCGGAACATTGCGATCAAGCAACGCGCTTTGATGCAGAGGCTGCGGCGGAAGGGTGTGATTGACAAGCCTGGACGGGGAAATCATGGCGCTAGGCCACCGGGATATGAAGCAATCGAATGAAAATTAAAACCGTTGCCATTAGCTCGATCAGTCAAGACCCTGCCAACCTGCGAAAGCATGGGGAGCGGAACATTGATGCGATAGTTGCCAGCCTACGCAAATTTGGGCAGCAACACCCGATCGTGATCGACTCCAAGGGCATCATCCTATCCGGCAACGGTCGCTACATGGCCGCCGTCAAGCTCGGTTGGAGCGATATCACGGTGGTGGAATCGTCGCTCACTGGATCGGCTGCCACCGCTTACGCTATCGCCGATAACCGGACAGCGGAACTGGCCGAGTGGGATACCACGGCGCTGGCTGAGACATTGCGAGCGTTGCAATCGGAGGAGTTCGATACGGCTGCGGCGGGGTATAGTGATGGCGAGATTGATGCACTTGTGGAGGGGTTGGGGAGTGAGTTGCTTGGGGCAGATAAAGAGGTCGTTGAAGATACAATTCCGGAGCCACCCGTTGACCCGATCACCAAGGCTGGCGATCTGTGGATTCTTGGTGAACACAGGGTGCTTTGTGGCGACTCGACGAAGGCTGAGGATGTGGCACGGTTGATGGATGGTGTGAAAGCAGAGATGATGTTCACCGACCCGCCATACGGTGTGGATTACACCGGCGGGCATTTTCACAGCGGGAATGTGGAAATCAAACGTAGTCGTGAAAAATTAGCCTATGATGATACGACAGAAATCTATTTTAAATTCCTTCCATTGGCAATATCGGTAGTTGATGGCCCTTGCTATATGTGGTTCGCTGACACCAAAGCAAGAGACGTTTTTAATGCAGTGTATGACGCAAAATGCAACATACACGCCATGCTGATATGGCACAAGACAAACGCGACATATGCAGCAATGAATGCACAATACAAGCAGAGGCACGAACCATGTTTATACTTTAAGCCCAAGAATTCAACGCTTCGCTGGTGTGGCAAAACGACAGAATCCACTTTGTGGAGTCAAGACCGAGACGGGATTAACGAATTCCATCCAACCCAGAAACCTGTGGCGTTAGCTGCGAAAGCAATCGGAAATCACTTAGCCGCGAGCGTTCTGGATTTATTTTGTGGTTCCGGCACGACGCTAATCGCCGCCCAACAACTCAACCGCAAGTGCTACGGCATGGAAATCAGCCCCCAATATTGTGACGTGATCGTGAAACGGTGGGAGAATCTGACAGGAATGGTAGCCGTTCGAGAATCAGCCTGAGAACAGGCAAATAACACGCTATGCCTACACCACCACCACCAGAACACGCGCGATGGCCAAAAGGCACTTCTGGCAACCCCGGCGGGCGGCCTAAGAAGTGCTTTACGGATGTACTTTTGAAGCGACTGGACAAACGACCGGAGCTGGTGGAAGGCTTTGTCACTGTTGCGATTCAGAACGCCTTGAAAGGCGACTTTCGATTCTGGTCAGCAATCTACGAACGCGTTGAAGGCAAGGTTGCCAGCAGCATCGAAATCTCTGACAAGCCCCAAGTGGACTGGGCGGCCATAGACAATGAGTGCGACACCCCACCACGACAGGCAGTTGATCCCAAAGGGGCTAAACCGGTTCCTGCAAGCCGCAAAGCCGGATCACCAGTGGTCGCCAGAACACTTGGCGGAGTGCCGCCGGGCGCTGGACAGGGTGACGACCGGTGATGTCAAACGGTTGATGCTCTTCCTCCCGCCCAGGCACGGCAAGAGCGAGCTGGCAACGATTCATTATGCTGCTTATCGGTTATTGGTGGATCAAGGTTTACGGGTAATCATCGGGGCCTACAACCACTCGCTGGCCTGCACCTTTAGCCGACAAACGCGACGCATCGCAAAAGAGTTTGGATTCAACTTTAGCGACGATCAGAACAAGCAAAATCAGTGGTCGTCTGAACACGGCGGCGGGCTTTATGCGGTTGGTGTAGGATCGGGTGTGACCGGCTATGGTGCCGATCTGGTGATTATTGACGACCCAGTGAAGTCACGAGCTGAAGCCGAATCACCAACATACCGTGCCAGGGTGATGGATTGGTATCAAAACGACCTCTACACACGCCTTCACCCTGGTGCTGCAATTGTCCTGATTATGACACGCTGGCACTCTCTCGACTTGGCTGGCCAGTTGCTTGAACAGGCCAATGAAGGTGGCGAACAATGGGAAGTGGTCAGTCTGCCTGCCATCGCTGAAGAAGATGACCTGATCGGCCGTCAGCCTGGTGAGGCGCTTTGGCCAGAACGATACAGTGTGGAAGACTTCGACCGGATCAAAAAGACCGTCGGCTCTTACGCTTTTTCCGCTTTATACCAACAGACACCAACGCCACGCGATGGAGGCTTCTTCAAGCCTGAATGGTTTCGCATCGTCGATCCATCGCCGGTACCGCCCAACTC